ATAAAGAAAAACCCTGAAAGAACAGGCTTACTAAAACAAATATACGAAGAAGAGTTCCAAAGAGCTTTAGATGCTGATGAAGATAGAGCATCATTAAGAATTACGCCTGATATTTCAAATTACAATATTGCATAATGGCTTTTGCTTCTAACAAAAACGCTTATGGTATTTGCGATAGGTGTGGTTTTAGATACGGCTTAAGAGAACTCCGCAAAGAATGGAACGGTTTAAAAACCTGTCCTGAGTGCTATGAAACCAAACATCCACAGCTAGAACCTGTTACTAACGTAGCAGACCCACAAGCAGTAAGAGAGCCAAGGCCTGATATAAGTGTTTCGCCAACAAGTTTCATTGTATATACTAATTATGACTTGGGTATTATAGGTACAAAGCTAACAATACCTGATAGCATGACAAGTGCTTTAGGTACAGTTACAATAACAACATCATGAGTTTTACATTAGCTACATTAAAAACTGCAATACAAGACTACTTAGAGACAGATGAAACAACATTTGTTAATAATCTAAATACTTTTATTGAACAAGCAGAAGAAAGAATACTTAAAGCAGTACAAATACCTGACCAAAGAAAGAATGTGTCTGGTAATGTTTCGCAAGATAACAGATTTTTAAGCACACCATCGGACTTTCTAGCACCCTTTTCCTTGGCTGTTATAAGTTCTAATAACTATGATTACTTAGATTTGAAGCATAATTCTTTCATTAAAGAGTTTGTTTCTGATACAACAACAAGAGGCAAACCAAGATATTACGCTATATTTGACCAAACAACATTTGAGATAGCTCCTGTTCCTGACGCAAACTATTCTATGGAACTACATTACTTGGCTAAACCTGTATCTTTAACTGCAGGTGGTGACTCAGGTACAACATATTTATCAACAGAAGCACCTGACACCCTGTTATACGGTTGTTTATTAGAAGGTGCAATATTTTTAAAACTAGACCCAGCAGATATTGGCTTATACGAAGCTAGATTCAAAGAGGGGTTATTACGACTTAAAAACCTAGGAGAAGGACGAGATACTAGGGATGAGATGAGGTATGATTCACTAAGAACAAACGTAACATAAGTTTCAAATAGAGAGAGAGAAAATGAAACCAATAAAAAAACTTAACGGTAAAACCGTTGCCATTGTTGGACTAGGTAAAAGCTGGTTTGACTATAATATGGCTAAATCGCATAGCGTGCATTTTGATGAGGTGTGGGCTATAAACGCAGTAGCTTCTGTAATATTTCACGACAGAGTATTTATGATGGACCCACCAAGCAGGTTCTTAGATACACAAGATGCAGGCGGTCAAACCGATTGCATGAAAGAGCTGCTTACAAATCATAACAAGCCAATATATACCTGTGAGAACGATGCAAGATGTAAAAACCTTGTTGAATATCCAATAGAAGAGATAGTAAAAGCAACCAATTGTCATTATCTAAACAATACCGTGGCTTATGCTGTAGCCTTTGCGTATTGGAACGATGTATCAAACATAAAGTTATTTGGTATAGATTTTACATATAAAAACAATTTATATTTTGCAGAAGCAGGTAGAGCTTGTGTAGAGTTTTGGCTAGTAAAATGCATGGAAAAGGGCATACAGGTAGAAGTAGCCTCAAGCAGTTCTTTGCTAGATACTAATATACCGGGACAACAAAGATTATATGGCTACCACAGGCTCGCAGACCCATACATACCTGTAGCAGGTAAAGATGGCATGGAAGTAAAAAAAATGAGTGAACTCAAAGTACAGAAAAAACAAATACTGCCACAAATGGCAGATAGGTATGATAGTCATTTACAACCACCGGAGCCTGAAAAATGGTAATAAAAATAACACCTGACGGAGTGCCTGAGCTAGGCATGGTTGAAGTTGCTACGACTAAGTTTGGCGGTCATCCGCCTGAGTTTTGGGCAGAACAATTAACGGATAAAATAGTGGGTGTATCGGATGATAAGCCAGAACATGTAAAGGCACAGGCTAGAGCCTATAGAGATTTAATTTACGAAGTATGTTTGATATATATTAAAAATGCTATAAAATCTTATAAAGCTACCTTAATTCAGGATTTGTCTGCAGGAGGTAGTGAGGATTTAGCAAAAATAATAAAAGGTATTTAATATGGCAATAACATCTACTCTTACAACAAGCTTTAAAGTAGAGCTTTTGACAGGAACACACAACTTTACTAATTCTAGTGGAGACACCTTTAAGTTAGCTTTGTATACAAGTTCAGCTACCCTAGGTGCTACAACAACAGCTTTTACCACTACAGGTCAAGCTAGTGGCACAAACTATACCTCAGGCGGTTCAAACCTTACTAACGTAACTCCGTCTTCTACAGGTACAACTGCTGTAACTGATTTTAGTGACTTAACTTTTAGTACAGCTACAATTACAGCTAGGGGTTGTATGATATATAACTCAAGTGATTCTAATAAATCTGTAGCAACAATTGACTTTGGTGGAGACAAAACATCCACAGCAGGTGACTTTACAATAGTATTTCCAGCAAAAGCGGCTTCAACAGCTATAATTAGAATAGCTTAGAAGATGAAACATGCCGTTTGCAAAGTTTCAATTTAAAGCAGGAATAGATAGAGAGGGAACAAGCTACACCAATGCTGGAGGTTGGTTTGACGGTTCTCTTGTTAGATTTCGTAAAGGTTTTGTAGAAAAAATAGGTGGATGGACAAAGTTCATATCATCTACTTTTGTTGGCACAGCTCGTAATTTATTTCCATGGATATCTTTAGAAGGAAACAAATATCTTTTTGTTGGCACTCATAAGAAAGCTTATGTTGTAGAAGGTAACGGTATCAATGATATTACGCCTATCAGAAAAAACACCACTAATAGCGTAACCTTTGCAGCAACTAATGGCTCTGCAACCATAACAGCAACTGATTCAGCTCATGGTGCTGTAATAGGTGACTTTGTTACTTTTAGTTCAGCAGTGTCTTTGGGCGGCAATATAACAGCAGCAGTTTTAAACCAAGAGTATGAGATTGTTTCGGTGCCAACTGCTAATACTTATACCTTTACAGCTACTGCTACTGCTAATAGTAGCGATACAGGTAATGGCGGTAGTGCCACAGATGCGGCCTATCAGCTTAATGTTGGCTTAGATAATTTTGTGCAATCAACAGGTTTTGGTTCTGGTAATTGGGGTCAAGGTGCTTACGGTGCATCTACAAGTATTTCATTTACAAACCAATTAAGGCTTTGGTCGTCTGATAACTTTGGTGAAGATTTAATATTACACCCTAGAGGTGGTGCTATATTTTATTGGGATGAATCAAACGGTACAGCTACAAGAGCTGTAAACATTACATCTTTATCAGGTGCTAACTTAGCACCAACTGTAGGATTACAAACCATAGTTAGTGATATTGACAGGCACGTTATCGTATTAGGTGCTGACCCAATAGTAGGTGGTGCTAGGTCAGGCAGCTCTGACCCAATGCTTATTGCTTTCTCAGACCAAGAAACTATTACTGAATGGGAACCACAAACTACTAATACAGCAGGTTCTGTCAGATTGTCAGCAGGTAGTGAGATACGAGGCGGTTTAAGAGCAAGACAAGAAATACTTATTTGGACTGATACATCTATGTATAGCATGCAGTTTGTTGGGCCACCGCTTACATTTGCAGTTAATTTAATTAATGAAGGCACAGGTATGATTGGACCTAATGCAGCTATCAACGCACCTAACGGCGTATTTTGGATGGGTGACGATGGTTTTTACTCTTATACAGGTTCAGTACAAAAGCTACCTTGTAGCGTTTTAAGCTATGTGCAAGAAGATTTAGACTTAGGACAAGCCTTTAAGGTGTTTGCGGTATTAAACAAAGAATATAACGAAGTATGGTGGTTCTACCCGGCTGAAAGCGATGGCACAGAAGAAATATCAAGGTATGTGATTTACAATTACTTAGAAGGCGTATGGTCTATAGGTCAATTAGTGAGAACGGCTTGGATTGACCAAAACGTGTTCGGTAAGCCATTAGCTACAGCAAACAATTACATATTTAACCAAGAAGACGGTGATGATGCTGATGGTTCGCCTATGGATGGTGTCTTTATTGAAAGTTCAGACTTTGATTTACAAGAAGGCAACAGCTTTACTTTTGTAAGAAGAATAATACCTGATGTTAAGTTTTACGGCACCAATGTTGAGTCTGGAGTGCCACAAATAAACATGTTGCTTAAAACCAGAAATGCACCAAGCGATTCATTAACAACTAGAGCAACCACAGACATATCAAATAACACAGACCAAGTACATGTAAGAGCAAGAGGTAGACAAGCTGTGCTTAGATTACAAAGTGATGATGATGCTGCTGTAAACAATAGAACAGGTTATAAGTGGAGACTTGGATATACAAGATTAGATATAAACCCTGACGGTAGAAGATAATGGCTAAGCTTTTACCAAGTAGGTTGCCTTTAGCAATGCAAGAGGTAAGCCCTGAGGTTTTTAACAGGCTTGTAAGGGTTTTAGAAATTAATTTAGGTCAGTTTGACCCAAATAGAACGCCTAGGTTTAACGCTACAGAAGTGGCTGAATTGAATTTTTTACAAGGTGATGTAATATGGAATACAACATTAAACGTATTACAGGTATATAGTGGCAATAATTGGATAGATTTAACAGATAATTCAAATACTGCAGGTTATGAAGCTACCACAAGTTTAGGCACTATTTCAGTGATTACAGGTGGCGACATAACTATAAACATAACATAGGAAGCAAAATGGCAGATTTAAGAGAAAGAATAAATAATTTACTAAAAAATGTAGAGTCAAATCAAAGACCTATGCGTTTTCAAGAAGGCGGTATGGCTGAAATGCCACAAGAAGCTGGTATGGCACAAATGTCGCAACAAGAAGGTATGGCTGAAATACAAATGTCTAAAGAACAAGCTATGCAAGAAATATTTATGCCATTAGTTGAGGCAGGATTTGAAGCAGAAGTCATGGCTATTCTGAACAACCCACTTGATTCAGAGATATCAAGGCAAGCTGTAGAGAGATTAATACAGGTATTAAGCCAAGAGCCTGACTTTGATATGGATGACTTTATAATGGCGGTTTCATTAGTAGCACCACAATAAACTCATGTTGGCACAAACCAAGGCTAAGCAAGAGTATGAGCTTAAAAACCTTTTACTTGGCTTTGCTTCAGACTGGTTTGTAGAAAAAGAAACATTAGCTAAAACCAAAGAAACATTGCCTATACTAGGTGACTTTTATAATGAACAGCTAGATTCACTAGATAACCTTCCTTTAAATGACATCATCAAAGAACCATTAAAGGATGTGCATACAGTACCTTTATTCTCACAAGAGTTTTGCAGTCTGTTGATTGATGAAATGCACAATATGACCAAACAGTTTGCTTTTGAGCCAAATCAAGAAGAGGACGAGCTGAGACAGATACCAGAGATTGTTTTGTATGAAAAGTGTCCACAGCTATATCATTCGCTAATGCAAGTAGTTGACAGGGTTATTAACCCAATATTGCTAAGCATTTGGAATAGGTGTGTTACAGGTGGTAACATACAGATAGCTAATTACAATTTAAGAGATAAAAAACAAGGAGCATGGCATCATGATGCTAGTTCCGATATTAGTATAGTAGTACCCTTGAATACAGGAGATTATGAAGGCGGTGGTACTGAGTTTATGCGAAAAGGAATTGTTGAGCCTTTGCCTACAGGCAATGCTTTGATATTTCCAAGCCTAACTCACATGCATAGAGGACTGCCTGTTAAAAGTGGAGACAGGTATTTATTAGTTTTTTGGCTTGTATGTAAAGACGAGACAAGAGATTATATGAAAGAATTTATGTAAAGAGTTGGTAAAACCTACAGAAAATAGGGTAAAATTTTGAAATGATGAATAGAATTGACAATAGCGGCCAAGGAATAGCAAGACTAGGCAGAGATGAAGATAACTATTTAGCACACGTTGCGGCAGGCGAAATGGTGGTTCCACCTGTAATTACGCCTGAAACAAGACAAAGACTAGAAAGAGAAATGATGCAGGTGGGCTTAGACCCTAATGAGTATACTGTCGGCGGCGAGATGTCAATTAATCCAATTACAGGTAATCCTGAATTTGGTTTCTTTAAAAAAGTTGCAAAAAGTCTTAAAAAGGTTATTAAAAAGATAGCACCTATTGCATCAATTATACCGGGACCGTGGCAACCTTTTGCTGCTGTCTATCAAAAAGGTAGTGCTGCATTAAATATTGCTAAGGGTGAAGGCGGTATTGGTGACTTAATGACTGTCTTCTCAGGGGGTAGTCAAAAAGTATTTGGTAAAGACGGTGCTTTACAATCTATTAAATCAGGTGGTTTCAAAAACCTTGGTGGTGGCTTTAAAAAATCTTTTACAGGTATTGGCAGTATAGACGGTAAGTTTAAGCCATTTGAATATGGTAAAAGAATGGCAAAACAATACGCAGACGACCAAAAGCAAGGTTATTTTGGTATGTTTAGTGGTGGTGAGCAACCTGTAGACTATATGGGTGGCGAAGGCATGATGGATGTTAGCTATCAACCAAGTTCAAGCGATATGCCTAGTCCTGATGAAATGGACTTTATAAGTAAAAACTACACCATTAAAGGTGAGTCAGGCATGCTTGAAAAAGATGGCAAGCTTTACACGCCTGCAGAGGTATTGGCACAAGTAAGAGGCACACAAGCACAACCAAGTGGCGGAAATTTCCTAAGCAATTTTCTTGGAGGAGGAGATGGCGGTAGATTTTTTGGATTCGAGACACCATCATCAATCAAAGCTATTGGTGACGCTATTGGTTTAGGTGGTGCAAGTGGATTAGCAGACATATATGGCAAAGATGGTGATAAAAAATCAGGAGGCTTAGGAACGCTAGGAAATCTAGGCGTTGCAGGACTTGCAGGTTTGGTGGGTAAATTAGCTTATGAAGAAGCCAAAAAGAATAAAGGCGTACCATTAACACCACTTACAACTATGGACCAATTAGGCAGATATAACATAGCTGCTGAGATTGCAAGACAAAAAGGCGAAGAAATGCCTAGTAGAGTTGAATACGGTTTAACAGGTGAAGGTATGCCTGTATTAGAAGGCGGTAAGCCAAGACAAGCAGCAATGGGTGGTGCTATATACAACCAAGCTGACGGTGACCATAACGGTATCATGGCTTTTGCAGAAGGTGGTGTTGTAGAGATGAAAGACGGTGGAGAGCCACCAATAAATCCTGCAAACTTTCCACCAATGAACGGACAAATAGACGGCCCGGGAACTGAAACATCAGATGATATACCAGCAATGTTATCTGACGGTGAGTTTGTAATGACGGCTAAAGCAGTAAAAGGTGCTGGTTCGTTTGATATGAACACAAACAACGGTATCGTTACTCTAACGCCTAACGGCGACCCAAGTCGTGACGGTGGCACAAGAGTGATGTATAAATTAATGGAACACTTTGGGAGCATGGCATAATGGCTGAAGAACAAGGACCTATTGCCTTAGACGTACAGCAGCAGTTTAGAACGCTAGACCCAGCTACAAGAGAATTATTCTATGGCTCTGGTATACCGGGTACAGAATCATACAGACCCGGTTTTTTACAACAAGCATTTCAGGCTAGTAACAGGTCGTTTTTTGATGCAGAGGGTAATCCAATCGTTGCAGCACAACAGGTTGCAGGATTATCACCTGACCAACAAAGAGCTATACAGCTCTCAAGAGAAGCCACAGGCATACAGACTCCGTATTTAGAAGAAGCAGGTGGTGCCTATAGAGCAGGACTACAAGACCTTTTTAGTGGCACAGACACAGCGAGAGGGCTTGGTAGAGAAGCTTTAGGTGCTGTTGCAGGTGGTGTAGGACAAGCACAAGGCTTCAGAGAGCAAGGTTTAGAATCTCTATTCGGTGGCTTAGGTGAAGCTTCAGGTATCGCTAGAGGAGCCGAGAGAGAGTTTGGTAGAGGTTTAGGAGAAGCTAGTGACTTTTTAAGAAGAGGTGGCACAGGTAGATTTGACCCAAGCATGACTCAACAATTCTATGACCCATACGAACAAGCCGTTGTTGACCAAACAAGAAAAGACATTATGGAAGCCGGTGCAAAAGAAGATATTGCAGCTAGAGCTTCCGATATTGGTAGAGGCGGTGAATCAGCTTTTGGTTCACGAGCAAGGCTAGGAGCCACAGAAAGACAAGAAGCTTTAGGAAGAGGCTTGGGCGAAGCCCTAGGCGGTATAAGAAGCAGAGGGTTCCAACAGGCACAACAGGCTGCAATGGGTGAATTTGGTAGACAGCAACAAGCCTTAACTGGGCTTGGTGGTAGTTTAGCCAATGTAGCCGGACAAAGAGCAGCAGGCATGAGAGGACTTGGTTCTACTCTTGCAGGTTACGGTCAAGCAGGACAACAGGCATTATCACAAGCAGGACAACAAGCTTTAGCAGGTCAACAGGCTATTGCAGGTCAATTTGGACAGCTTGGTGGTACAGAAGCCCAGATAGCACAACAAAGGCAACAAGCACAGTTTGGAGCAGGTTCTGCTATGCAAGGACTAGGAACGCAGGCTCAACAAGCCGCACAAGCTGATATACAAAGAACTTTAGGAATAGGTGGATTAACACAAGGACAAAGACAAGCACAGCTAGACGCTGCTAGAGCTAATGCTATGCAATATCAAATGGCTCCGATGCAACAAATGCAATCGTTACTACCATTTGTACAAACGGTTCCTGCAGGATTTAGTCAAACAGCTACAACATTTGGCATGCCACCTTCAGCTTTACAAACAGGCTTAGGTGCAGGATTAAGTGCTTTGGGTGGTTTAGGAAGTTTCTTTAATCCGTCACAACCCTATGCACAACCAACAGGTACATAATGACAATAAGCAGAATGGGCATATCTTCGTTAATGGGTTACCAAGAAGGCGGTGACGTTGATACGAAAAAAGATACGTTTGATACAAGCTTTGACAAATATCAGAGCAGACTATCTGCATTAAGAACACCATCACAACCTGTAAGTTTCTATGACGTAGCAAGTAAACTTGGTGCTGGATTATTAGCACAGCAAGCAGAAAAATTCCCATCTATAGGTCGTGGTTTGGGCATGGGTTTTCAATCATTAAGTGAAGAGATAGCTAAAAGAAAAGAACAAAAACGTAAAGAAGAAGAAGCTGTAGCAATGAAGGCTATGGAATTAGCTATGACCGATGAAAGGCAGGCACAAAAATATCTGAATGACTATGCTTTGAAAATGATTGATATGGCTAACAAAGACATTAAGACTATTACGCTTGATACGTCAATGTTAGT